TTTAGAACGGTCCGCGCTGGTCATAACACCAGCCGCCGAAACGGTAGACGCGGCCAACGTAGTATTATTACCCGTGCTACTTAGTACCGTTACCGTAGTTGTGGTTGTGGTATTGGTAAGGTTAGTAGCTACGTTTACTTCGGCCCCGTCTTCTATACCCGCTAACTTGGTTTGTTCGGCCGCGGTAAAATATAGGTTTGTACTTCCTTCGGTTATATCGTCCGAATCCAAAACCGCGGCTATTTCGGGGCCTACGGTTGCCGGCGTTGCGTTTTCCCAACGGGTGTTACTTGCGTTGTATCGCAAAAGGTGCCCCGTATCGGGTGTAATAGTTTGCGTATCGTGTAACGTGCTAAGGCTTGCCCCGGTAGTATTGCGAATTAATAGAATACCGTTTGCGGCCGCGTTCACTACGGCCGCTACTGGTAACTTTAGGTTTGGTGCCGCTGGTTGTGTTAAAGTCAACCCACCAGGTCGCGCCGGATCCGCGAATAAAATAGTTCCGTCCGTCCAAGTTTCGCCGTTTTGCCCCCTGGTATCTATACCGGATATTTCGCCGGTTGCTAAAATGTACCCAAATTCGCCGGTTCTAATTTCTTGGGCGGTAATACCAAAAGAAACATAACCCGGTAAGGTGCCGTTAGCTATTAAGGGCTGTACTTCTACTTTACCGCTATTGCCTACGGCCCCGGTAAACATAACGTACGTTCCCTTGTCTATTGTACTTGCGTACGTGTTCTTAGCTAATACGGGCATATCTTGCCCTAATAGCAACGTTACCCCGTTTTCTAACGTTACTTGCAAACTTCCCCGGTCCGTGTTCCAAGAAATAACGCCAACGCCACCAGTATAAAAATTCGCGTTGTCTATTACTTCCGTTTCTACGGCCGTAACAACGCGCGCGGCCGTGTGGTAAAGGTTGGTAATACCTTCGGGTACTTCGTCCGTAGTTAACGTTACGTTGCCGTCTACCGGTTCTACGTTGTTTACGCTGGTTACCGTACCACTTCCCCCGCCCCCCGAAATAGACAAACTAACAACCCCGTTACCTTCGTCCGTAAGTGTTCCGTTAGTAACCTTAATTGTGTTTACGCTTCGTACGTCCGTGGTTCCGTCTTGCGTTAACATTCGTAAAAGTCCCCGCCGGGCGTATGCAATTTCGCCCCCTACCGGGCTAACCCCGTCTATAGGTAGGTTACACGCTGACGCTTCCCACGGTACCGAAATACTAAGGTCTAACAACGCCCCACTTAGCAAGTTCGAACGTTCGTCTATAATCGGTTGTATACTTGAACTTTCAACAAAATAACGTTCGTTAAATAAGAACACGTTACCGCCGTTGGTTACGTCCGCTACTAGGTCTTCTAAACATTGTTCACTATCTGAAACTACTTCCCGGCGGTTAGTGCTTTTTTGTTCTTGTTCCGTAGGGCGATCAAATACGTAAACCTCAAAGGCGTATACCTTTTGGCCTTCTTCATACGTGGCACCAGTATAAACAACGTACATAAGTGGAAAGGCCGTGAATTTATCTAAGTCCACTTCATCCGGTGCCCCGAACCCGTAAGACTGTACAAAAAAATGTAAGTCCGCAAAGGTGCTTAACCGTTGTTCTATTGCGTTTAGGGTTATCATTGTAAACGTTTTAGTTCGCTTGCGTAGTCATTTAAAAAGGCCAAATGTTGTAAAACTACGTTTATAGGTAGTTCGGTTATTTGGTCCATGCGGGTAATATCTTCCTTAGCCAACGCGTATAACGTAGGGTACCAACCCCACTTCTTGGTAAAGGTGCTTGTAAAAGTTGGGCCGCTTCCAGTAAACGCGCCCCCGTACTGGTCAACAATTCCCTTTTTGTAGTCCAAAAAAAAACCAGCATACCACTAAACAAGTTAGCCGGTACTTTTAGAAATTGTTGGTACGGTTCTTTTGCGGTATAGGGTGCTATCTTATAACCCCCTAAACTTTCAGACGTAATAGGCCTATACAAAATAGCCATAATACGCGGGGCGTTGTTCCAACTATCTTCTAACAATAGTTCCAAGTCTATATATTCCCCCGCGGTAAATTCGTCCCAATCCGGTATAAACCCATAGTTTACCCCTTCCAGTTCGAACCGTTCTACAAAGTTGGCCGTTTCTTGAATTGTGTTTAAGTGTTCTAACCCCGCTTTTACCAACTTACGCGGGGCCTTCTTTAAAACGCTAACCGTGGTATTAGTAACTAACGCTAATTGCTTTAACGGGTCTTCCGTTTGCATTAACCCTATTAACTGTTCTAGGGTTATATCTTTCCACGACAAGGGTAAAGTTAGCTTCATTGAATATAAGACTAAGTAACAAAGGTTTTTAGACTATAGCGTAACGCCCAAAGTTCGGGTTACTTTGGTTGTGCATCGCTATATATCGTAACGCGTCTATTAAATGGTTAAACGCGTCTACGGGTTCGTTTAGTTGTTTTCCGTTCTTGTCTTCTTTCCATTTGTAGTTACGAAGTTCCTTTAAAAGGTTTATAGAATCGGACGTAATACGTAACGGTTTAGACTGTAAGAACTGTATACCGGCGCGTACGCTATCTGGACCTTTACGGGCGGGGTGTGCGTTCAACCCGTACCCGTGTAATTCGTCTATACTTTTGGGTTCGGCTGAATCACAAACAACTAGCGCGGCCCCTGGTACTTCTTCTTTTAGTAGTTCCCAAATTTGGCGGTTACTTAGTCCCTTACGGTACAATACTTCCCGCGCCGTGAACGTTTCGCCGTCCTGGTATAAAGCTATTACCGCGGTTGGATCATTGGTATAACCAAAGTCTAAACCGTAACCAACCAATTTACCCGCGGGTTTTTCTACTTCGGTAAAATGCGTAAATATCGTAGACCTACTTACGCCACGTTCCCCAAGTCCAAACACCCGCCAAAAGTTTTCGTCTACGTCTTTAAACCGTTCTATTTCGGCTATTACTTCGGCTGGTAAAAAGGGGTTATCTAAATACGTGGTTTTAAAAAAGTCCGCATCTTCCCGCGGTATTACTTCGGTATATATCCAGTGGAATTCATCCGAAGGGTTAAAGTCTATTATTGCTTTTACCGTAGTACGTAAAAGAAGTTGCCGCCAATCTTGTAACGTTATTTCGTTACATTCGTTTACATACAAAACGGCGCGTTTACGGCCCCTTACCTTTTGCGGTTGGTCTACGCTAATAAATTCGACCAGGTTACCAAACAATAGGTACGTGGCTTCGCTTTTATTGTGGTATTCGGGGTTGTATAAATCTTCCCTTTCCAGTATTTCGAAGAAGTCCCGCATAACGGAACCGCGCAACGCGGGAAACGTTTTACGCGCTATTGTAATTACCGCCCCGGCGTTGGGGTTCTTATAGCAAAGTTCTATTAACCCGGTAAGTATAGAATACGTCTTACCGCTACGTGTGCCGCCCTGGTGTACTTGTATACGTGCGGTACTGTTTTTAAAGTGGTAATAACTAGTTGCTAGCTTCATCTAACCAACTTAACCCCTTCGGTGCGGTTACTTCTATTTCTTGCCTTTCAGTATACCCCCGTTTCTTGCCTTTGGTCTTTAAAAAGAAAATAGTAGACGCGGGTACCCCGTCTTTTATTTGCCGGTGCAAAGCGTTTTCGGCAAAGTCTAAAGCCACTTCGTTAGTATCGTTTACCGCTTCTTTAAATTCTTCGTCATCGCGTATCCAATTATACACGGTACGCCGTGGTATACCGGACGCTTCACAAGCCGCCGTAATAATGCCTAACGTTTTGGTTAGTGCTTCTATAAACGCCTTTTTACTTCGTGCCGTTTGTGCCTTGTCCATTATTTACCGCAACATTTGCAAGGTTCGTTAACTTCTTTTTCCTTGGGTTCTGTTTCTTCGGGGTGTTCCCATAAATCTAAACCCCAATCTAATAACGTTTCTACGTTCCATTCATTCGCTAAAATATCGTAGTCCCATTCACCATAACCTAAGTTATCTTTAATAATAAATTCCCGTTGCCGATCTTCGGACCAGTCTACGACTATTACGGGTACTTCTTTTAACCCGGCTTCTTTACACGCTTCCAAACGCATATTACCGCCCAATACAACCCCTTCGGGTGTTATTACTAGCGGACGTACTTCTAACATACCGGAAAAGTTCCGAATGCTATTTACTAGCTTCCGAAACTTCGCCGTTTTTATCGTACGTGGGTTATTGGGGTTAGGTTTTAACTGGTCTACTTTTCGGCGTTCCATTTGGTTCGTCATTTATACCCAAGTATTCCAAAGTTACGGCCGCCAATAGTTCCAGGCGTTCGGCTTCTTGTATTAGCTTCCGGCCTTCGTGTTCATCCATACCCCGAGTTTTTAACGCTTCTTTCCTTAATACCTTCCCGCGTTCGCTTCTTTGTTCTTCTTGGTATATTTCTACTTTGCCTTTTTCTACAAAGTCGCGTATACCTTCGGCCCACTTGCGTAATTCGTACGCCCGTTTACGTGCGGCACGTTGTGGGGTCATATCGCGCGTACCCTTTAGGTTCATAACCAACCGTTACGTTTTCCTTCGTTTATCCAACGCTTTTTACGTGCGTTAAACCTTCTTTGCCGCTGGTCTTCTTGTTCCTGTTCGGTTCGGCAAACTTGGTACACGCCTTCGGCCGCTTCATAAATTGCCCCCATGTCTTGAAGTTCCGAAATACGACCGGTTACGGTTGTTTCTTTCATATGTTTTCCGCGGTTAGCTAGGTATACCATAACGGCCCGTACGTTCTTGGGACCTTCTACAATGGCTTCGTATACCTTTTCGCGGCTTAATTTACGGGTACCGTTTACGTAGTTTTCGATAAAGGCCCGGTATTGTGCTTTACTCATGTTTAAACGTTTATTGGTTTTGGTTTTGTGTTCTTCGTACTTCTTACGGTTCTTGGATTCTTCTAAGGTGTAGAATATCCACCACGCCAACCCAAAGGCCGCAAAGGTTGTAATTAAATAGTTCATTCGTCCCCGTATAGTTCTTCGTAAAAGTCGGCTTCTTCAAACATACCCAAAGGTTCGGGTTCGGGCGCGTTCCACGGTGCCCGTGGGTCGTTATCATATGGATCTGGTGTGTAGTTCATCAGTCTCGTTCTATGTCTATTAATTCTTCATTGTTACGGCCCAATTTAGCGAACCAAATTTTTTCCCGTTCCTTGCGTAAGTGTTCTTGCCACTGGTTGAACGTTTGCGGTTCGGGGTATACCGTGCTTTTAATCTTTACGCCCATTTTGGTAATTCTAGAATATAACCGGCTGGAACGTTGTACCCCTTGGGTTGCCCGTCCCATTGTATAAAGTCTTTAACTAACCTTTCCACTTGTTGCGCGCTACGTTCGTACGCTTCGTTGCCTTGCTTGTAAATAACCACGTTATAAGGTGCAATCTTTTCTACGGTTACCCAATAAAAAGGCTTTTCGGTAAGTAGCGTATATACCGCCCCTTGCAAGTGGTAACCGTAGTTGTAAGCCTCACGTTGAAAGGCCGCGGGGTTTGCGTCTTGTGTGGTCTTTAAATCAAATACACTTCGCTTCGTTTCGTAGTCTAAGTAGGCTAAAAATTCGTACCCGAATAATTTACCGCGCGTTTCTACTTCGGCTTTACCTGGTGTATTAAACACGTCCGCGGCTTCTACCTTAACGCGTTCGGCCATTTTTACCGCTTGTTGCCATAGTTCCGCTTTAACGGGTTGTTTGCCTTCGGCGTTTTGTATGTATTCGGCGTAAACCTGTTTACCTTCTTTGGTTCTACGATCCATATTTAGAACTTCGATATACCGCGCGTTTACTTCGTGCGGTTCCAGTACCAAACAATGTACCAACGAACCCAATAATAACGCGTCCGTTTGTTTGCGTTCCGCGGTTACGTATTCTAAGTAGTGGTTTGGACTTTTAGCAAACGCTTTTAGCGCGGTTGCGCTTAAATAATCGCGTTTCATATTGGGCGTGTTTCGTCTTTGGCTAAAAAGTCTTCAGGCCCCCAACGCAAGATATACGGCGCGTTGTTTTCGTCCGCTACCAACTTAAGTTTTTGGTTGTAAGTAAATAACCAACGTTGCGCGTTACTACGGCTTATATTCGCCGTTTTCATCATATACGCATCTTCGGGGTAACCTTCGCATACCTTCGCCTTATACGTAAGGTTTAGGTATTGTTTCGCGGCTATACGTGCCGCGTGGTAAGACTTGGTTTGTGTGTTCATTGTGTGTGTTTGTTCGTGCAAGATAACTAAACTTCGTTTACTTGCAAACTTTTTTTACTTATCCGGTAAATATTTTTGCGCAACC